AATTGAACGAGTTCTTGAACACGCTGTCGTTGACGGAAGTTCGGGCAGAGAAGATGAAGAGGTCGCTGAAGGAGTTTACCAAGAACTCGTGGCAGACGATTGAGTCTGGGCGAACGTTTTATGACAACTGGCATATAGATGCAGTATCAGAGCATTTGCAGGCAGTTGTTGAAGGTGACATTAAGCGATTAATCATCAATATACCGCCACGACATATGAAGTCGATCAGCGTGGCTGTGGCTTTGCCTGCGTGGACTTGGACCATCCAGCCAGACAAGCGTTTCTTGTTTGCTTCTTATGCGTTGTCGTTATCTATTAGGGATTCACTGAAGTGTCGTAGGTTGATTGATAGTCCATGGTATCAGTCTCATTTTGGCGACCAGTTCAAGCTGACAACCGACCAGAATCAAAAGCAACGATTTGAGAACGATAAAACAGGATACAGGATAGCAACTTCTGTTGATGGTGCTTTGACTGGTGAGGGTGGCGACATAATTGTCATTGACGATCCACATAATGTCCGTGAAGCTGAGTCTTCGATTGTTAGGGAGGGTGTGTTGGAGTGGTGGGATCAAGCCATGCAAACTCGCTTAAACGATCCGAAAACAGGTTCTTTTATTATAATCATGCAACGTGTTCATGAGAATGATTTAACTGGACATGTGTTAGCTAATGAGCATGATGATTGGGATCATTTGTGTCTTCCTGCCAGATATGAGCAAGACCACCCATATCAAACCAAGTCATCATTAGGTTTCAAAGACATAAGAACTCAAGAGAATGAGCTCCTTTGGCCAGACAGGATAGATGATAAGACGTTACAGAGTCTCGAGAGAAGTTTAGGTGTTTATGCTTCTGCTGGACAGTTGCAACAGCGTCCAATGCCCAAAGGTGGTGGAATATTAAGAGAAGAGTGGTGGCAACCATGGGATAAAAAGAATCTTCCCAATGTTGAGTATGTGTTGCAGTCTTACGACACAGCATTTTCTACCAAAGAAAAAACGTCTTATTCAGCCAGAACCACATGGGCTGTTTTCCGCAAGAACGGACAAATGAACGCAATAGTTTTGGAAATGTGGTATGATAGAGTAAGCTATCCAGAACTGAGGAAACTTGCTCAAGAGGCATACCAAGATTATGAGCCTGACGCAGTGTTGATTGAAAAGAAAGCTAGTGGCCAGAGTTTGTTGCAGGATTTACGCATGGCTGGCATACCTGTTTTAGAATATCTACCAGACCGAGATAAAGAAGCTCGTGCCCATGCTTCTTCTGCTTTATTAGAAGATGGTCGGATTTGGTATCCCGCAGACCGCAACTGGGCTAAAGATTTAATCAGTATTTGTGCAGCGTTTCCTGCAGGCGACAATGACGACATTGTTGACACTTGTACGCAAGCATGGTTGAGACTGCGTAAAAGCTGGTCAGTCAGCCACTCAACTGATTATGAAGAAGACGATATAATTCCACAAGATAGGGTGACTATGTATGGCTGAAGAGCAAATAGAAATCGCAAAACAGATGCCATTGTTCTCTGAAGGAATGCCTGAGGATAATTTACAGGTTGAATCTTTTGGTGATGATGTGCTGATTGGCGATCCAGCTATGGATGAATTTGAAGAACAAGAAACGCAGTTTGACCAGAACTTAGCAGAAGTTATTGATGAAAACGAACTCAAACGCAAAGCATCTTCATTATTAAGATTTTATGAATTAGATGAATCTGCTCGTAGCGAGTGGAAAAGTCGTTATGAAAGTGGACTCAAAACGCTAGACCCAGATGGCGGTTTGCAAGAGTCTGAAGAGATCAGAGCCAGTCGTGGTTTGAGCACTATTGTTCACCCATTGATTGCTGAAGCTGCAACTCAGTTTAATGCTAGAGCAGTTGCCGAGCTTTACCCTTCTGGTGGTCCAGTCAAGACAACTATCGTTGGTGAAGCGTCAGAAGAAGTAGAAGAACAGGCCAGACGTGTTCGTGAGTTTATGAATTATCAGATCACAGAAGAGATGCCTGAATACTTTCCTGATTTAGACCAAATGTTGTTTCAGCTGCCTTTGGTTGGTAGCACATTTAAAAAGGTTTGGTGGGACGTAAATTTAGACAGACAATGTTCTCAGTTTGTTAAGGCTGAAGACTTCGTTGTTGCACCAGAAAGCAAAGACTTGCAAACGTCACCAAGATATTCTCACCTGATTAGAATGCCTCGCAATGATTACAACCGATATGTTGAATCTGGTTATTACCTTTCAGTCAAATATTCTGGCTCAAGTTTAGACCCAGCAGGCAGTGTAACAAAAGACATTGAAGGAGTTGACCCTTCGGCAGATGATTCAGAAGATGAAATCATAACATTAATCGAAATGCACGTTTATGAAGCGTTCGATGGCGTTGATGGAATGTCGTCAGAAGATGAAGAGATTGTTGCTTTGCCTTATGTGGTGACCATTGATTACGACTCAGAGCGTATAGTCAGCATTCGTAGGAACTGGGAAGAGCAAGACGAAGACAAGAAGAAATTAGATTGGTTTGTTTCTTACAAATTCCTTCCTGGAACTGGATTTTATGGTTTCGGTTTGTATCACATGATTGGTGGTTTGGGTAAAGCTGCCACAGGTGCTCTCAGGGCATTATTAGACTCTGCTGCATTCGCCAATATGCAAGGTGGATTCAAGTTAAAAGGCAGAGTGAGTGGTGGCGACATAGAGGTCAATCCTGGAGAGTTCGTTGATTTAGAAGCGACAGTTGATGATGTAGGCAAAGCAGTTATGCCGTTGCCATTCAAAGAACCTAGTGCAACGTTGTTTCAGTTGATGGGTTTTGTGGTTGATGCAGGCAGAAGGTTTGCTGCCACAGCAGATTTAAATGTTGGTGACGTGAATCCAAATGCCCCAGTCGGCTCAACAGTAGCATTAATTGAACAAGGAAGTAAATCATTTTCAGCAATCCATAAACGGTTGCATCATTCTCAAGGGCAAGAGTTCAGGATGCTCGCTAGATTGAACGCTGATAATTTACCTGAGCAAATGGAGTTTTCAGCATCAGGACAAGACTCAGTTATTTACGCAGCAGACTTTGATGAAAAAGTTGATGTGATACCAGTTAGTGATCCGAATATTTTCAGCACCGCACAACGTATCGCCCAAGCACAAGCAGTTATGGAAATGGCACGTTCAGCTCCAGAACTTCATGACTTGTATGAAGCGTATAAACGAATGTATGAAGCCATTCGAATACCTAACATAGACGAAGTGTTAAAAGCTCCTGAAGAAGCTTCGAGGCTGGATCCGATAGACGAAAACATGTCTGTCATGTACGGCAAAGCAATCAAAGCGTTTCCAGAGCAAGACCATGATTCACACATTATGGTGCACATGCAGTTTTTGAACGATCCATCTTTGGCAGGCAATCCTACAATGGGCAGCCAAGTAGCACCGATTCTTTTGTCGCACATTGCTGAACACATAGCATTGCTTTATAGGACAAGGATGCAGGCAAGCATTGGAGTTCCATTGCCAGAAGTTCCGAATCTTAGAGATCCGAAATTCAAATTTGAAGACATTGACCCAGAACTAGATATGATAATCAGTTCTCGTGCAGCTCAAGTCGTTCAGCAAGCTCCGCAGATGCAGCCAATACAAGCGATCGCAGGAGCACAGCAACAACAGCAACAGGATCCATTACAATATGCACAACAACTTGCCCAACTTGAAGCTCAAGCTCTCCAACAAAGGACTCAATCAGAAATTGCAGCTGACCAAGCCAAAGCTCAATCAGATATACAAATCGACCAAGCTAAAGCCCAGTCAGATATGCAAATCGATCAAGTTAAAACGAACCAAGCATTAGAAGCAAAAATTATAGAACTTCAAGCTCAACTGCAAATCGAACGTGAGAAAAACGCAATGAACATGCAAATGGAGCGAGAGAAAAATGCAGCCGAATTACAAATGGATCGTGAAAAGAATGCAGCTGATTTGCAAATGGATCGTGAAAAGAATGCAGCAGACATTCAATTAGATCGTGAGAAGTCTATCAACGAAGGTGAAATATTATAATGAGGACATTACTTAACACAATCTTGCAGAACCTCGGAAACGTAGGAAGTAGAAGACAGATGGTGAAACAAGTTGATAAAAGATTGAAAGAAAACATATTTATTATAAAAGATCCTCTAGAAAAATTAAAAAAATTAAGAGGTGTTGAATTTGATTGGAAAGAAGGAT